GCCCCGGCGTATGCGGCTTATGCGTTGAAGGTGTTCGGTAAGACCTTGAAGGTTGACAGGGCGTATGAGGAGCGTGGCAGCGATATCCCGAGCGAGTTCAAGCGGCAGTTGAAGGCGTTTGCCAGGACGCTGGGCAAGAACATGCAGTATTACTTGCTCCTGGGGGATGTGGCGGTTTCAGCGCTGCAGTTCAATGGAATGAAGAAGACGATCGTTGGGTTGGCTGCCAGTCAGACGATTGCGGATATGGGCGTGAATGGTCTGCAGGTTGTGACAGGCAGTGATAACGCCGCGAGAGTTGCCCAGCAGAAGTTCGTTGAGTCATTGAACAATCTGATCTCGGCGGTGGATGGCGGGGCGTCGTGCCTGGTGATGAATTCGAAGGTGTGGAGCCGGCTGTCGACGATCGCCCGTGATAGTGTGAGCACGACGACCAATGAGTTCGGGCGGAAGATATTCGTATACAATGATACGCCGATCGTGCATGCAGGGTATGCGTATGATGGCAGCGATATCTTGCCGCAGACTGAGACCCGGGGGACGTCTACTGATTGCTCGAGCGTGTATGCTCTGCGGTCAGAGGAGGATGCGTTCTGGTCGCTCATGACAACGAAGAGCGGCCTGAAGGTGTACCCGATGATGCAGGTCGGGAATTTCTACGAGCAGACGGTTGAGCTGCAGTGTGATTCGGGTGAACCGCTGAATGCCCGTGCGCTGGCGGTGATGCCTGGCGTGAGGCTGTAAGCGGGGCCCTGCGTGATGCTGTATTGCGATCTGACATATCTGCAGGGGGTAATGCCCCTGCAGTCGATTGTTCTGGCTTGTGATGATTCCGGGGCCATGACAATGGATGCTGCTGCCCTGGTGAACCTCGATGCGGCCAATGCGGCCGCGGTGACGGAGATCCATCTGTTTTGCAGGGGGCTGTATACGCTGCCGTTTGATCCGGTGCCGGATGAAATCAGGTCCCTGGCGGCACAGCTTACCAAGGTGCATCTGTATTACCGCCGAACGGCGGAGGATGTGCCGGAGTCGATTGCTGCACTGCATAAGCGGTTGCAGGATCAGCTTCGGGGGATTACGGCGAATACTTTCAGGATCGATGTGAGCGCTGCCGATGATTCGGTTGCTGCTTCGCAGGGGCCGAGGGTGACGGAGACGCCACAACGGTTCGGGCAGGGATTCCTGGGCGAGCTGTTGGATCCGGAGTGAAAAAGGCCCCAGGAGGGCAAAAGTTCCGGGCTCTGGGGCCGTGAGTCGGGCAATGGGTAGTTCGTGGCTGTTAAACGGATGTTGAACGCGATTAAACGTAGTGTGGGGGCCGGGAGGATGGCCGTGAATCAATAAGGTGTGCATTTAAGGGAGAACTGAGTCTTATGCCGAAATTTTCGAGAGTGTCAGCGTCGCGCCTGGAGACCGCCCATCCAGACCTGCAGCGGTTGTTCAATAAGGTCGTCGAGTACTATGATTGTGTCGTGGTGTGTGGGGCCAGATCAAAGGAGGAGCAGGATGCGGCCGTCGCTGCCGGGAATTCGACGACACCGTGGCCGAAGAGCAAGCATAACCGTGTGCCAAGCCTCGCGGTCGATGTCTCGCCGTATGACCGGCCTGCGGCTCCGATAGACTGGAATGATCGTGAGCGGATGACGCTGTTCGCGGGATTCGTTATCGGGACGGCCGCTCTTATGGGGATATCTATCCGCTGGGGTGGCGACTGGGACCGCGATACGTATACGAAGGATAATTCGTTTGATGACCTTGTCCATTTCGAACTGATCGATTGACGATATGAGCAGCATATTCAAGACGCTGGGAAGCGTTATATCCGGGGTCGCGCCGACAATTGCCGGTGTACTGGGTGGCAAAGGGGCGGAGTCCGCCGTGGCGTGGCTGTCTGAGAAAGTGTTTGGCCGGCCAGATGGCACGGCGGATGAAGTGGTGCAGACGTTGCAGGGGTGGAGCCCGGATCAGTTGTTACGGTTGCGGGAGTGGGACCAGGAGTATCGGATGGCCCAGCTTTCAGCGGAGACTGATCTGGAGAAGTCGAGGCTGGCGACGGAGAGCGATCTGGAGAAGTCGTATGTGGCTGATACGTCGGATGCCCGGCATGTCCATGCTGAGAATGCCGGTATTTTCTATCTCGGGCTGGCAATCCTGGTGACGTTCACCATGATCATGGGGGCGGTGCTCTGGGGGTCGTATGCGGTGATGACCGGAGGAATGCCGGTGCGTGATGTGGCTCTGGTCGCGATGGCAACGGGCCTGATCGGCACGGTGGTTGGGTATGCCGCGGCGAATGCGCAACAGGTGGTGTCGTATTATTTCGGGTCGTCCCGAGGGAGTTCGACCAAGACGGATGCGATGAGCCGGGCGGTGGCTGCTATGGGCCAGTCGAAACGGTAGAGCGTTCCCCCGATGGGCAGGATTACTGATACCGAGCAGGGGATCATTTCCCGGTTGATGGAGGAGATCGATGGGGTCGATCCGTTGACCAGGGCTCGGGCTCTGGGAGACGGGACGATCGTGCAGGTGCCGGTGCGGGTTGAGTCGTATCCGGCGAATCCGTCGGCGGCGTCATTGAAGATGCTGTCGGCGTCTGGGGCGGTGCTGGTACGGTATGCTGGCAGCAAGTATGGAGAGCATCGACGTGGACCGGGGTGGATTGTCCAGGATAGGACGATGTTGTTCGAGATCATTTGTATCGCGGAGTCGCTCCTCGCAACGAATGCTGCGGCAGGAATCTATGCGTTGCTGGATGCTGCGGCGCTTCGCTTGCTGGGGTATGCCCCACCAGGAGCGACGAATGTCATGACTCTGGAGCAGGACGATTACCTGTCGGAAGCCCAGGGGGCATGGGAGTACGGGTTGATCGTGGCCGTCCCGACGATAATTTCCGTGAGGTAGTGATATGCATGTGCGTAGCGCGATACGGCAGTATGTCGCCAGGTTGATGGAGGGTATCACTCCTGGGAAGGTGTATGGCCGGGTGCATCCGGAGACTCCGGAGGCGATGCCGGGGATCAGCGTATCGGTGGGTGATGAGTCTGGTTCATCGGCGGGGGCTCCGAATGGGTGCACGTCACGAGCGGTGCGGGTGACGATTGCGTCCTATCTGGAGGGCGTTGACGTGGATGATGCTCTGGATACGATGGGGGTGCTCGTCGAACAGGTGGTGTTCAGTGATGTGCGTTGTGGCGGGGTCGCTCTCGGGATTGGGTACGGCGGGACAAAGATTGTTTCGTCTGCGTCGGGCTCGGTGGCGTTCACCCGGCTGGAACAGCAGTTTGTGGTGGTTTATCGAACGAAAGACGGAGAACCGGAATATGGCATCTAAAGCAACAGTCCCAGCGAACCGGGAGCAAAATCCTGAAACGGTACGGATGCAGGCCGGGTGGGGCGATATCCGGGAGGTGATCCCGGAGATGGTCGAGCCGCTTAAAAGTCAAGGTTGGGTTGAGGTTACAGAAAACAATCCTGTAGAGGAGACAACAGATGAAGCTCGGAGATAGTGCTGAGGCGTACCTCGGATTAAACAGAATCAGTCACCACGTGGCGATCTACTACAATCCCGGATCCCGTGCGGCGGTTGAAAGTGAGGCGCAGCGAGCAGCAAACGCTAGGCCTGATATTTTTGTCGGGTCGTTGAGTGGGGTATCATTTCGCATAGTGTGCGAGAGGGACAAGGCTGACGCAAACGGACAGCTTGCTTTGATAACGGCATTCAAGGCGGGCTCGACCGTAGTGCTTGAGGTGTACCCTGAGGGCAAAACCGTCGGCAACGAAAAGTGGACGGCGACCTGCTACGTCACGGGTATCGGAGAGTTGACTTTAAAAAACGGGTCGATCCCTGGTAATGAGTTCAAGCTTGTGGTGTCGGGTACCATGACGGAGGGCGTTGTTCCATGAGTATCATCGACACTATCGAGGCGGCTTATGATGCTCGCCCAATGGATAGGGTACGGGTTCCGGAGTGGGAAGTCAAGGATGGCCCTGAGATGATGATTTATTACAAACCGGCGACCCAGCACGAACTTGACGTAATCAATAAGGCGGTACCGGATGGGGCGACCGGGTCACGCTGGAACACTCAGCTTGTTATCTTGAAGTCGCTCGATGAGTCTGGGCGGCGGCTTTTCAGCGACAAGGATATAACCCGGCTGACTCAGAAGGGGTATTCTGCGGTGATCAGCCGACTGGCGCGGGTGATGGTCGCGGTGCCGTCGATGGAGGACGCGGAAAAAAACTGAGCACCAACCCTGTCGAGTATAATTGGCATGGGTTGGCGCGGGAATTGGGTATGAGTAAGGCTCGGGCGAAACGGGAGGTTTCGCTCGAGGAGTTTGCAGCGTGGATGGCGTTTTTCAAGATCGAACGGGAGATTCGGGAGGACATGCATGGCGACAAGTAGCGGGTCGGAATTTCGGGTGCCGGTGTCGTTCGAGGGCCGTGATGCGGTGTCTCCGGTGCTTGTCGCGGTGGCGGGCGGCCTGGATAATGTGGCCGATGAGCTGCATGCGGTGCAGGCTGCGGCGGACGGGGTCGAGACGAAGATTGTGCGGGGTGCGGTGCAGGTGAGCAATGGGGCGAAGCAGATGGCTGCGGGGCTGGGTGAGTCTGCACGGTCGAACACCGTCTTGCTGCAGAACCTGGGCAGGGTGATCTCGGATATGCCGTATGGTATCATGGGCGTGGCTAATAACGTGGAGGCGCTGGCTGCGTCGTGGTCGGCGCAGACTGCTGCGGCTGGTGGGGCAATGAACGTGATCAAGGGGATTATCGGGTCACTGGGTGGGCCGGCTGGCCTGGCGATGGTGGGGATACCAATTGTGACGTCGCTGGCTGTGGCGTTTGGGGATGATCTGGTTCGGGCGGTGACGGCCGGGGGTGAGAGTGTGGAAAGTCTTGAGAATAAGCTTGAGGATATCTCGAAATACTCTACGCTGAATTTTGAGATAGGCGTAATAGGTATGTCAAAGCTTGATGCCTTGGAGTTTAAACTTCGTGACATTGAGCAGCGGCTCCGAGATGTTAAGCGTGCATCAGCAAACCAAGAGATTATTGCCCGAGGGCCTGGCTATGGGGATTTTGGATCGTCGATAAAGGCGCTTGTGACTGGAGATTATTCAGAAATACAGCGCAACAACGATGCCTATTATGCTGCATTTCAGGATGAAGGCACGCGGATGCAAGATCGTATCAGATCGATGAAGGCCGGTACGTCTGTGGTCGATGTGAAGACGTGGAATGCTTATTCCAAGGCATTGGGAAGCACACCTCCAACTGCAGCGGAAATCAATATCGCCCAATTGAATTGGGAACATAATAAGATAACACGAGAACGTGATGCCGCAAGGGAAGATGCCAGAACGACGGCTAAAGGCGGCAGTTCGAGCGGT